AGGGGGGCAAACATTGCCGATCAGGCGATGCGTGGCAGGCAAGCGCTGGACACAATCATCCAAGCCAATACGTTTGGCTTTAGGTTGCCAGCGTTGTTCAGCGCAAAGATTACGCTGGCCAACGACACCTTGGCGCTGTTGCAAGGAAAACTGAACGCCAAGGTTTTTGACGCGCTTGAAAAGGGCTTCCAGTCGGGAAAAGATTTGGACGCCTTGATCGGTAAGGTGCCGGCCAAGGATAGGATTGAGGTGTTGCGCGCACTTGGCGAGGCCAGCACTAAGTTGAGTTCCGCTAAGCCGACCGCGATCACGCAGATCCAAGCGTCGCAACAGAACGCCCTCGCCCCCGAACCCATCAACGCCCTGACCGCGCCATGAACCTCACCTTAGAGCAAAAGTCGGACATCGTGACAGAAGTCACAAAGGCGGCTCCCCCTGTGACGGTAGCGGGTGCCACAATCGCCGGTATGCAGGTCAACGACATGATCCTCTGGGCGACACTGCTCTACCTCGTTCTCCAGATCGGCTTTCTGCTGTATCGCTGGGGACGGTTGCACTTCTTTGGCAGGGACGGGGAATGAAACACGCGGCACTGGCTCTACTCCTCGCGGCCGGTGCCGCGAACGCTAACGTCGTGGCCATCGCCACGCACCAGAACATCCGTCTGGAACTGCACAACGTCGCAGGCCCGTGTCAAGAGCGTGCGCTGTGGGCGGTGATCACTGACGGCAAACGCACCATCAGTGGGTGCTGGCTGGTGCGGCCACCGGATCAGGTGAGCATTGCTTGGTTGGACGGGGACTATTCCACGGTGCCGATTGGCGCTTTTCGTGAACCGGAGAAACTATGAACGCAACGATCATTCAGGCGCTTGTGCGCCACATCCTGACGGCTCTGGCTGGCGGCTTTGCCGTCAAGTGGGGCATTGACGGCGGCACGATGGACGCCATCATCAGCGGCGCTTCCGCTGCGGCTGGCGTGACGTGGAGCGTGTGGGACAAGCGGCGGCAGTGATGGACGCTGAATGGATGCCCGTGCCAGTGCCCGAATTTTCTCGGGCATATTTGGTTAGCAACTTTGGAGAAATTGCCAGGGTTTTGCCTTCACAAGGAACAAAAACTGGCGCCATTAAACAAAAAATTAACAAGCGCACCGGGTATTGTTATGTAAGCCTTTGCGCAAAAGGAATTGCAAAAACATTTGCTGTTCACAGATTGGTGTGCATGGCGTTTCATGGTGAGCCGCCAACTGATTTGCACGAGGTTGCTCACAATGATGGTGTTCGAACTAACAACACTTCATCAAATTTACGGTGGGCAACTCGCGCAGAAAATTCCAAAGATAGGCTAACGCACGGAACTTTTCTTGCTGGAGAAAAATGTCCCAACGCTAAGCTGTCGTCAAAAGATGTATTAGACATTAGAGCCGCTGTTTCCGCAAAAGAGCGCCGAGCAGAGATTGCCAAGCGTTTTGGAGTGCATGTTGCTTACGTCAACGCGCTTGCAAGAAATGAATGGAGGCGACATGACCATTCAATGGTCTAATTACCCCAATTTCACCCGCGAGGAGTTCACTTGCCGCTGCGGCTGCGGACGCAACGAGATGCGCCCGGAGTTCCTAGAACGCCTTCAGGCGCTTCGCAGCGCCTACGGCAAGCCTCTGCACATCACCAGTGGCTATCGCTGCCCACAACACCCTGTGGAGGCCGCTAAAGTGCATCCTGGGATGCACACGACGGGCCTGGCTGCGGACATCGGCATCAGCGGCTCAGAGGCCGTGGCGCTGTTGCGCCTAGCGCTGGATGCCGGGTTCCGTGGGGTCGGTGTCCAGCAGAAGGGGAGCGGGCGGTTCCTGCACGTCGATCTGCGGGAGACGCCGACGATTTGGAGTTATTGAGGCGCGGCAAGTTGCGCCAATCGCATCTCCGCGACCATGCGCAGCAGTTCCACGCGGTTCAGCACTGGATCGCTGATGCCTCCGGGGTAGCCGAGGGCGGCGGATAGCTCTGGGTCTTGCTGTGGCGTTGCCTGTTGCTCCAGATAGCACAGCTTGCACGCCTCATCAGAGCCGTGCGGGCATTCGGGTGCGGCGCGCATCCGCTCCAGTTCTCGCCTCCAGTGCCGCTTGCGCTCCTCCAGCCACGCTAGGGCTTCTTCCTCGCGCTTGAGGGCGGCGCGCAGATCGTCGGCCGCATCTGCCACGATGTCGAACTCTGCGCGGTGCGGTGCGTACGGCATGGCGGCAGCAATGGCATCCAGTAGGCGCTGTGCGGCTTGGCTGAGTGTTATTTGCATGGTGCGATCCAGTGGTAGACGTGAAACCTGCCAAGCTTTTCGCAGCGCAGCAATCCTTCCTCCGTCATCAGTCTCAGCCACCAGTAAAGCGCCGTGCGGTCCATGCCGGTGAGTTCAACCAACTCGGCTATCGTACGCGGTGCGCGCACCAGCAGGCCAATCATGTCGACGATCTTGGATTGCTTGGATCCGGTTCGTTTGGCCACTTGGTATCCTCATTTCACACGGCACGCCCGGGATCTCCCACGGGCCAGTCCACGTCTGCCGCTCATGCGGCGGGTCTGTGCGGCGGCGGCAGGTTGCGCACTCTGGCAAGTCAGTGCCGAGGCATCTGGCTACGTCTGCGGGGAGGGTCATAACTGCACTCCTCGGGCGCGGATGGCGGCGGCGCAGCGGCGTGCCTCCATGTCCTCACGGGTTAGGTCGCCCACAAAACGGGCCTCGCACACCTGCGCACACGCCTCGCGTTCGTGGGCAACCCCGGCCTTGTAGCCGTTCTCGTAGGCCTGCGCCGTGGCGCGGGGTAGGGTCAGGGCGTCGTCAAGGGTTTGCGGCTCCTCCTGCTGCGCTAGGGCGGCGCGGAGGGCGGCAATGGCGACGGTGGAGCGGTCTGTGGGCCACGTCTGGTCGATGTGGTACTGAAATGCCCACAGCGCCGCTTTAGCGGCGGTTCGTAGGTCGGTCATTTCTTCCCCATCGCCGCGTCGATAGCGGCATCAGCGTCTTCGCCGGTGAGGAGCGTCAACTCCCCGTTCTCGTCGTCGCAGTCGATCCACACCCCTGCGGCAGGGCCGATGACAGGTAGGATTTCCTGCGGGTTGCGGTTGCGCAGGTAGCGGTAGCGCTCGGCATCAGCATGCAACCGGCGCAGTTCGGCGGCGGTTTCCTGTATCAAGTCAGGATCTGCCCCTGTTTCTGGAACTGCATCAAGCTCATCGGCCAGCCGCAGTGCTTTAGCCTGCGTGCTCATCCCACCACCCCCACCACAATCGCAACCACGGTGACGACGCCCGCCACCCAGCACAGCACCTCAAACGCGATGTCGCGCTTCGGGTGCGGCGAATCCTCCAGCGTGCAAGCCTCGCGGTACGGGCAAGACCGGCCCTGCATACACAGGCCGTCGCAGCATTGTCTGTCGGTCATCTGATCCTCCTGTTCTCAATCCCAACGAGGAACGTTCCCGCCTGCGGGCAGACGTAGAACTGCAACAGTCCAGACGGCCCCGCCTCCCACGATCCATCTGCCGCAAGCTGCTTGCTCGGCCCGCTGTGTTCTATCGCGTGCTCTGCGCCGCAGTGTGGGCACGTCAGCATGCTGGACAACGGTTCGCCGAGATTTTCGGGGCCGACAGCGATAAACGGGGCGCTCACTTGATCCTCCTTGCCGGCACTGCCAGCAGCCACTTGTCGCCCAGCAGGCGGATCGATCGGATCCACTGCCGGGTGTTGTGCCGATCCGTCCGGCGGTCGCCGGATGCCCACAGGGCGCGCGCGCGGCGCAGCATTCTGGTGTTCATCGCTCGGCCTCCGCTTCGTAAGCCAGAACGTCAGCGAGCCTGTAGCGGATCTGCCCGCCGATCTTCAGCCACACCGGGCCTTTGCCTGCGTTCCTCCAGCCTTCCAGCGTGCGAACGGCGACTACCCATCGCTCGGCGAGCTCCTCCGCTGTCAGCAGTTTTTCCTCCGTCATACCGCACCCTCCTCTGCATCAACGATCTCCGCGTCCACAGGCGGGGCCTGCTCGGCGCGGATCTCGTTGCTCGGCGCGGATCTCGTTAGAGCGGCGATTTGCAGCCGCAACCACGCGGTCGTAATCCTTTCCTCTTGGCATTTGGCGAATTTCTTTTTGCCATAGGATATTGAGGAACTCGCGAGTGGCGGCGCTATTGACTGTGTCAATCAGTTTGTCCACGTCCACTGCGGTAAGGGGCGACGGAGGCGGTGGCGCAACTTCTTCAACGTTGCCCATGTCGCGCACAACATTTGGATGCGTCTTGTCTTCGTACTTCTTGTCTTCGGCCTCCTCTTCGGAATAGGTGCCGACCACCACGCCCGGAAACACTGTGCGAATGCCCTCGCTGATGCAGCGCGAGCGCAGCATCTGGCGCGGATATTGGTTCCACGTCGGGTTCTTGGTCAAATTTGCCTTACGGCCCATTTCAATCGTCCACTCGACGCTGACGCTGCCGCCCTTGGGGTGCGTGAACGTGCCGACCACGCGCTCGTCGGTGTATTCGTTCCACTCAACCTTGCCGCCGGCCTGCTGGAAGCGAGCCAGCATGGCGTCCGCCTTCAATGATGGGCGCCCTTGGATGATGTGGTAATCCCGAGCCGCGATCGCCGGGTGCATTCCCTCGGCTTGGGCAATCATCATCAAGGCAAACGCCTGCTCTGGGGTTTGAATGCCAAACAGACGAGACTTGGCGACGGCGACTGCCATGCGCTCGACTTGGTCGACGGGGATCAATGCGGTGCTCATAGTGTGCTTTCCGGGGCGGCGAACCGCCCCTGTGGTGATCAGTCAGTCAGGCCAGCGGCTTCTGCCGGG